TGAATCACCCAATTACCACTAAAACCTTTTAGTTCATTCAGGTCTTCAATATCAAAAATACGATACATTGGTTTATTTGGGACTAAGAAATCTGACTGTGCTTTTTCTTCTACAGATTTTTCAGCCTTTTCAATTTCTTTAAGTTCATCTAACTCTTCTTCTTTGTGTTCAGAGAGATAAAACATTTCTAAAAGGTCAAGAGCAGAACTAACTTTGCTTTCGACCTTATTCGAGTCCTTTCCATCACCATATTGCTCGATGATGTATAGGGGAATGTCGTCCACTTCTAGGTCGAGGCCGGGGAAGCCGTCAGTAATTTCGTCCGGTTGCATGTCTTTAATGCTCCAAACTTTCTTAGGAAGAGCATCATTTCCATTCCTTAAAGCATAGTGGACAAACTTAGCCATAGTTTCTGGTTCTTCTAATAATACTTCAAGAACCTTATCTTTGTATTTCTTTGTGAAAGGGTCATTGGCTTCATCAGCAGAAAGCCTCATGTTCTTAATACTCTCATAAACTTTAGATGCTTCGTTGGTTTGTGGGTCTAGTGCATCATTTCTCTCTAATAAATTTTCATTAAGGTAGTCTTCAAGAACACTACCTAATGCGTCTGTTTTTGAACGAAGTTCCCTTAAATCCTCAACGGCTCTTCGCCAACGTCCA